ATAATGAAGATTGTTTTATGCTCGCTGGAAGTGATGGTAAAACAAAAATTAGTGTATATGTTTTAAAAATTCAAGAATGTGAAACAGGTGGCTCTATTTATTTAGTTCTTAATGGAGGAGATGAATATAAAACGAAAAAAGAAATATATAAACACTTTTTAGAAGGTAAATATTTAATTGGTAATTTAAATTGGTTTTCTGACCCACATTTAATTTTTAATATTAAATCATATAATGATATTAATGTTAATGATGAAGATGATGATTATAGTGAAATTAAATTACATTATACAGAACCTCGCACTTATACTGATGAAAATGGAGATAAAATAAATCGTGCTTGGCGAACAATTACGTGGGATTTATTTGATGAGTTTGTGAATAAAGATTGAATAGAACTATAATTCTGTTTTAAATTAATTATTATTTAATTTTTTTATAATTTATTATTTTTTTTACATATTACTCTTATACATACAGGATTCTCAGTTTTATAAATAGCAAAATCTTTACCTTCTTTTATAAATAATATTTCAAAATTATTATTTTTAAGAATAGTTTTAAGATATTCAATATCTGTATAATTTCTATAATGTGTTTTCCCGTAATATTCATTTATTTCAGAGCCAATTATGCTTCGTGTTTCAATTGCTAAATATGTATTATCTTTAATAGACGCTAAAAATTGTTGATGTTCATCATTATTAATACTGTGAAATGTGAATCTAGAATATATTAAATCATAATTATCTTTATTTATACTTATAAAACTATCGTTAATATAGTTTAAATTTTTTGTATTCTCAATAGTAAAACCGCAATTATCCATAGCTGTAACTTTGTAAAATTTAGATAAAAATAAACTATCTCTGGCATTACCACATCCTGCGTCTAATATATGTTTTATATTATTATCACTATTATTTTGAAAAAATCTATTATAAAACTACAAAAATTAGAACATTCATTATTATTTAATTTATTAGAATTATAAAAATCTAACCAATATTTTGTATCACTCATTTTAAAGAGTATATATTTATTATTATTATATATATTTATAATATAAATTATAATTATAATATAAATTATATTTATTATATTTATTATATAAACGCGTATAATTTAATTAAGTAAAAATAAAATTAATTGAGTAATCCTTTATATTCTCCTCCTATTCCTTGATAATAATTATATTTTTTTACAACTCCCCAATCTTTACCATATCTTTCAATTAAATAGTCATGAGCGTTAGAAGGTATTTTATATTTTTCATTCATAAATGTAATAGTTTTTAACCCATTAATATGATGACTCCATTTACAATAACCTTCTTTTTTATTATTACATAATCCAGTAAATGATGGTGCATAATAATAATTTTTATCTATATAATAATGTAAAAATATATCAATTGATACACCATTATTATGTATAAAAGTACATTCATAACTATCTTCTAATTTTCCAAAATCATGTCTAAATTTAAATTTTTTACTTTCTAATATTTTATCTTTAATATCAGGATTAAATTTATCTTTAAATATACCAATATCAATATCTCCATCGTGTTCTATAAATAATTTTTCTCTTTGTTGTCCTAATAAAGTGCCATATACTAAAAAAAATTCTTGATTATTTTTATCCAATATTTTTTTCATATCTGATAAACATTCTTTAAATTTTAATTGTTTTGGTGTCATTTTATTATCAAAATTATCAATTATTTTATATTTAAATAAAAAAATAATTAATATTATTAATAATAAAATAATTAGTGAAATAAATAATATATTTTTATTTTTTATCATTTTATTTAATTATATTATAATATTTTAATTATATTATAATATATTAATATATATATTATAATATAATTAAATAAAATGATAAAAAATAAAAATATTAAGTATTTATTTATATTATTAATAATATTAATAATATTAATTATTTTTTTATTTAAAAATAGCGATAATTTTAAAAATAGCGTTGATTTAAAAAATAATAATATTGTTTTAAAAACTCACAAAAATGTTATTAAATTAGATAATAAAAATATAGATAAAAATATAAAAAATATATTTTTATTTTGGGAAGGAAGTATTAATAAAGATAGATTAAGTATGTTAATGACAGTAATAAAATCAATATATTATTTTAATAATGATAGAAAAATATATTTATTTTCAAATACATTAAGTGAAGATAGAATAATTGATATATTAAATATATGTAAACTTGTTAGATATTCGTATAAAGATTTAATAACTAATACACCTATTGAAAATAAAGAAAATATAAAAAATGCCTATGAAAAAAAACAATATGATGGTCGCACTTTTTCTGATTTTTTTAGATTTATAATATTATATAAATTTGGCGGCACATATACTGATACAGATAATATATGTATTAAAAAAATACCTATAGAAAAAAATATTATATGCAGAACGTATGATCCTCATACAGCTTTTTATAATAAAATTACTGATGAAAATTGTATTCCAGGACAGTATAAATATAATAAAAAATTTATTGATATTACATTTACAGTTAGAATTGATTGTTGGTTAAATTTTGAAGCTAATGATAAATTATTATATCTGATATTAAATAGTGATAAATTAATTGATGAAAATAATAAGGTATTATATATAACTCATTCAAACGGATCATGGCAAAAATTAGTATTGACAACTATAAGGGATAATATTAAAGAATTAACTAAAAATAATAAATATATTTTAGGTTTAAATTTATTATATTTATATGAAAAATTTATAGCTACTTCTAGTAAATGGGATACATGTAAAAAAGGTGGTGAATTATGTTCAATATATAATGAATTGCCTAATATAAAAGATTATAAATGGGGAGACTATAAATCAGATAAAGAAACTGCTTTACTATTTTTAGAAAAATGTAAATCTTATTTTCCTACATGTTGTTTTTTATGGATGGGTGATAAAACATCAAATAGAGAATTATTTGATAATAATATAGTTGATAGACTAAGATTAAGTTCATGGATTTATAAAGATATAGAAAATAAAGTTAATATGTAGTATCAATGTAATCTTTTTATAATTATAATTATAATTATTATTGTATTATATTATTATTGTATTATTGTATTATTGTATAATCTTCGTATACCCATTTTCATCTTTTTGTAATCCAATAATAATATCACTATTTTCTTTAATTTGTGTAAGATGGCTAATTGTTAATATAAAGTCAAATTTGGTTTTTAAATAATCTAATATTTGTCCTACATTATTAATATTATGTGTATCAAATGCTGAAAACCCTTCATCAATAGCTAAAAAGTTAATTTTAGGTAAATTAGACATATCTAATAAAGCAATTCTAATCGCTAAACTAGATATAAAGCGTTCAAATCCACTACCATTATTTATTAAAATATATCTATTTGCTTTTGAACTATTTTTAATATTTGAATAACTTAAACTTGTATTTGTATTAGAATTTGAATTATTCATATTATAAATAGGTCTATCCAGATAAATATCTATTTTATTATCTGAAATATCAAATTTAATTGTAAAGTCTGTAATAATAGTTAATAAATCATTTACTTTCTTTTCCAATAAAGGTTGTATTTTATTAAGTAATATATAAGGTAATTGCTTCATAGATTTTTTATATACTTCATAAAGTTTTAAATTTTTTTCTATTGCTTTATATTCGGCAAGGTCTTTCTTAATTTGTTCTAATAATGCTGTATATTTAGTAATATTAGTATTTTCAATAGTATATTGTTTTTCAACTTCTTCTAAAACTTCTTCAAATTCATCTAACTCGGCTTTTACTAAATCAATTTCTTTCTGGATGCTATTATTATTTTCAATTTGGTCTTTATATTTTTCAAATTTTATTAATAGTTCTTCTTTTTGTTTCATTTCAATTTTAATAAATTTAACATCTTTTTCTAAATTTTCATAAGTATTTATTAATTTTTGTGTTTTATGCAGTGAATCAATTACTTCTTCATTTTTAGTAATGCGTGTTTCATATTTAGTGCGTTTTACTTTATTAGCTTCTAATTCATCATTTAGTTTATGATTATCTTCGACATTTAAAATATCATTTTCAATATGTTCTATTTTAGTTTGATACTGACTTTGTTTTTGTTCTATTTCTTTTAGTTGTGTATCCAGAACACATAATTCTTTTAATTCAGTTTTAATTTGTGAATTTAATGTTGTCAGTTCTTTTTGTTGATTTTTAATGTCTTGGTCATTTGAATTTGTTTTATAAGTTTCTATTTCTTTAGATACAAAATAATCGGTAGCTTTCTTTTTATACTGTTTATATTCTGGTGTTTCACATAATTTAGTATAGTCTGTTGTATTTAATATATCTGGGGATAATGAACTAAACCATTTACATAAATATTTTTTATATTTAGTTTCATTTTCTGCGAGTGTTTGTGGTTCTATTAATTTATTAAATGCTTCTGGTAATTTAACTAATGTTTTTTCTAATTTCAAAATAGTTTCATTATTCACTGTTATTTCTTTTTCTTTTTCTTTTAATAATAATATTTTTTTAGTTATTAATTCTATTTTATTATTATTTTGATTTAGTTTATCTTCGTATTTATTTTTTAACTCATTTAAATAAGTTTTAGAATCATCTATATCATCAGGTAGTTTAATATTACTTGGTTTTTTTGATTTATATAATTCTTCATTAGCTTTTTCTATTAATCTTATTTTTTTATTAGCATCTTTTATTATTAATAGAGTTTTATCTTCTTCTTCTTTTAATTGTGTTATTAAATCTTCTATATGAATTGTTTTATCTTCATTGTTAGTGATAGTGTTGGTATGAGTTGTATTAGTGATAGTGGTATTGGTGGTATTGTTAGTATTATTGTAAATACTATCTTTTAATTTCATTCTTTCTTTTTTATTATTTTCAAGTTTATCATTTAACTCTTCAAATTCAATTTCAATATCTTCTTTATTATGTTCTTCTATAAAACTTTTACAATCATTATTCAATTTAGAAGATGTATCCAGAATAGTTTTATGTAATTGTTTAATTTTTTGTTTAGCATAGTCTTTATTTTCATTATGTATTATTACTAATTTTTCAGCTCGTAATTTACTTTTCTTTGCTGTTACTATAAAATCATTATTTATTTTTTTACTAATATGGTCTCTAATATCTTTATATTTAGTAAGTTGAGACCCAGCCATACTATCTAATTTATCAAGAATATCAAATTTCATAATACGTTGTAATTCTTTACGTCGTTCTGTATTTTCAGCATCTACAAAACAACTATTATCATGTTGAACGCTGAAACTTGTATGTATAATATCTTCATAACATCCAAAATAATCTCTAATTAATTCTTTTGTTTTTGTTGTATTATCTTCTTCTAAATTTTCAACAGTTTCTTCTATATCATTGGTTCTATAAAATTCTAATTTTGTGCTTACTGTATTTGTTTTTGTTTTTCCAGAACCTCTTACACCTCTTTTAATAATTGTATAAGTCCAATTACCAATTACTATATCAAGCTTAATATTAAATAAATCACTGCGAATATTTAAAATATCTTTTGCTGAACCTTTACGTGTAAATTTATCAAATAATGTATATATAATAATATCTAAAAGTGCAGATTTACCTAAATGATTTTGTGCTATAATACCAACAACACCTTTAAATTGAGTAAAGTCAATGACATTATTTGTTCCAAAAGCAAATAAATTTGAAAATTCAAGGCGTTTTAATTTATAATGTCCTGAAAATTTATTATTAGTATAACTTGTATTTATTTCTTGTAATTTTGTATTTTGAGAACAATTTAGTTCAAGTATTTCATTTATTTCATCATCAGTAAGCATTATATCATTATTTCTATTTGTTTCATTAATGTATTCTTTAATATATTTATTTTGTAATTCTGGTGATGTAATATCAATAGTTAATGCTGATTTATTTTTTTTTTTAAGTTTATTATTGTTATTAGTATTATTTTTAGTATTACCATTATTATTATAATCATCATTATTATTATCATCATCATTATTATTATCATCATCATTATTATTATCATTATTATTATCGTTGTCATTATTATTGTTATTATTACTATTATCATTATTACTATCATTATTATCAATAATACTATTAATAGAATTATTATTATAATCATTATCTTCTAAAAATTCATCATTTTGATATGAAAATTCTATAACATTATGATTCATTTTAAGAAGTGTAATATAATCTAAAATAAAACTTTCTGGTGTATTTTTATAAAGAATACGCACTCTAATATTTTTTGTTAAAGGGCAATTTGGGTCGTGTATATTATCTTTTTTTAAACATTGATGATTCGCTTTTTTATCATTAACATAAAGAGTAACATAAGACCAACTGTTGTTAATTGATTTAAATTCTCCTGTTTTAGATTGAATATCCCATTTAATTAAACCGTGGTTATTAATATCTTCACCCAAATTTTGTTGTATAAGAGAACCAGAATAGGCAATATTAGATTTTAAAAATTGATGTTTATGTATATCACCTAAACAGGCAATATCATACTCGTCAAAAGCTGATGGAGTAATTGTTTTATTATTATCTTCTGTTAATTCTAATCCATTAAAGAGAACAGCCCCATTTACCCTCCCGTGATATAACATAATAGATGTTATATTTTTATTTTGTGCTTG